TCCAGTTTTACAGGCAATTCACAAACATTCTTCCTCGAAGGCACAAGAAACGTAGGCCTGATGCTGATTAGCGACATCCAAAAACACTGCGCAGAGCAGTTTGTTGTGATGCTTAAGGAGCACATGAGTAATGAGCGATAACGGCCAAGCCACCACCGACGCCGCAAGCGAACAGGCTGCATCAGCAGCCGACACCACGTTGTTAAGCACTGAAACCCAAGACCAGTCCGGAGCACCGGCACAGACACCAGCAGCAGATGAAAACGGTGGGCAGCAGCAAGCCGATTCGAAGCCAGCCGGTGAAGGTGAAAAGCCAGGTGAAGCCAAAAAAGGTGAAGAAGGCAAACCCGATGGGGACAAGAAAGAACCCATTGAGTACGACCTGAAAGCACCCGAAGGCATGCAGTTGGATGCCGAGGCACTGGACGAGTTTAAGGGCATTGCCAAAGAACTTGGTTTGGAAAACGAGTCTGCCCAGAAGCTGACCGACCTTGGCACCAAATTGGCTGCCAAGTGGGAAGCCAAACAGGTGGAAACCATTCAAGCAGCGCAGGCCGAGTGGGCCGAGCAAAGCAAAACCGACAAGCGATTCGGCGGCGATGCATTGCAGGAAAACTTGGGAATTGCAAAGAAAGCCCTGGATACGTTCGCGACACCAGAGCTGAAGCAACTACTGGACAAGAGCGGATTGGGCAATCACCCCGAGGTGATCAACGCTTTCTACAACGTGGGTAAAGCAATTAGCGAGGATCGATTTGTAAATGGCGGTAAAGCGCCAAGCAACGCAAATCAACCTCTTATGCAACGTGCAGCAAATGCGCTGTACGGCGGAAACGGAAATTAACGGAGCAATTAAATGGCTACTCTTCCATCACAATCAGGTGCAGTGACACTACTCGACATGGCCAAGGCCATGGGGCCCGACAACAAAATTGCAGCGACTATTGAGTTGCTGGCTCAGACCAACGAAATGCTGTTGGACATGCCTTGGCTTGAAGGCAACCTGGTAACAGGTCACCAGTCAACCGTCCGCGTAGGCCTGCCAGCTGTTACATGGCGCAGGCTTTACAAAGGTACGCCACCTTCCAAGTCACAGCGCGCCAAGGTAGTAGATACTTGCGGCATGTTGCAGGCACGTTCTGAGGTCGACGTCGATTCTTTCATTGGCGGTGATGTTCAGCAGTTCCGTTTGTCGGAAGCCATGTCGTTCCTGGAATCCATGAACCAGACATTGCAAACTGCGGTGATCTATGAAAGTGAAACGCTAAACCAGGAACGAATTACCGGTTTTGCGCCCCGTTATTCAACACTGAACCCAGCCGTACAGTCCTCACAGAACGTGATTGATGCAGGTGGCACCGGTGATGACAACACATCGATTTACTTGGTGTGCTGGGGCGAGAACACCGTTCACGGTATTTACCCAAAGGGCAGCACTGCTGGTCTGAATCACAAAGACCTGGGCGAAATCGACGCATTTGACGAGGATCGCAACCGGTTCCGCGCATTTGCGGATTTGTGGGACTGGAAGTGTGGTCTTACAGTTCGCGATTGGCGCTATGTGGTGCGTATTGCCAACATTGATGTCTCTGATTTGTTGGCGCAAACCGGAACTCAGGCACCTACAGCGGCAACTGCGATCATCAAGCTGATGGTTAAAGCCATGGCTCGCATTCCAATGCAGGGCATGGGTAAGTGTGCGTTCTATGCACACCGCACTGTCAAGGAAATGCTTGGTGTAGCGGCACTGGACAAATCTTCTGGCGGTGTCTTGGCCATTCAGCCTGCAATCAACCAGTTCGGTACCGTGGCACCTGGCAGCGTGAACAACGGCACTTTGTCGTTCCTCGGCACACCGATTCGAACAGTCGATGCGCTGCTTACAACCGAAGCACGCGTTGTGGCCTAAGCGGCTACACCAACCAAACGGAGCATGAACCATGATTATCGATTCACAAAATGAGTTTTCGGTTGAACAGGCGGTTACTGCAACCGCGATCAGCACGAACGTGTACGACAACAACAGCGAAAGCGTGGCCAACGTTGGGCAGGCACTTGGGGTGGATGGCGACATTTACCTGGTGGTGCAGTGTGACGAAACCGCGACTGCTGCTGGTGCTGCAACCCTGACAGTGACGCTGGAATCAGCTGAGAACGAAGCCCTGAGCACAAACCCGGTTGTGCACTATTCGACTGGTGCGCTGGCCTTGGCAGCACTCGAAGCTGGTCAACGCCTGGTTGCTGTAAAGCTGCCCCAAGCGTTTGATTACAAGCGCTACATGGGTATTCGTTACACCGTGGCAACAGGCCCACTGACAGCGGGTAAGTTCTCCGCTTTCTTGGCACACAACGTCAACGCCAACAAGCCATACAAGTCTGGCTTCTCGGTTCAGTAAAGGAGGTTGAGTCATGTTGGTAATTGCAAAAGTTCGTGGCTACTTCGACGGCATTCGTGAACCAGGCGAAAAGTTCAATGTACCCGATGGCCGCAAGGCCAGCTGGTACACGCCAGTGGAATCACCCAAGGAAGCAAAAGAGCCAGCACCCAAAAGCAAGAAGGCTGCTGGTGAAGGTGATGCTGGCGGCGAAGGCGCTGGCAAGAAAGAAGGTGAGGGCGCTAGCGACCCAAAATGATTTGTTGAACTTGTCTCCTCAACAATATTTCAGGGCGCTTCATGCGCCCTTTTTTCTAAGGTGTAGCCATGGCCAGTGAAGTTGATATTTGCAATTTGAGTGTTTCCCACATTGGTGAGGAGGCCACCATTTCAAGCATCAGGCCGCCCGAGGGTGGCCCAATTGCTGAAACCTGCGCCCGGTTTTACCCAGTGGCGCGTGACATTTGCCTTGAGCAACACATGTGGAACTTCGCCACGCGCCGGCAAAACCTTTCTGAGGTGACGAACGATCGCAGCAACTGGCAATACGCCTACGCAAAGCCAAGTGATTGCGTTCGTGTGATTTCCATCCTGCCTGAATGTGCCACTTCGGAGCAGGAGGGCGACACGATGGACTATGTGATTGAGACTTTGGAGAACGGCAGCGAGGCGATTTTCACCAACGAGCCCAATGCGCACATCAAGTACATTCGCCGCGTAACTGACACCACCAAATTCACCCCGCTTTTTGTCAGTGCCGTGTCTTGGCTATTGGCCAGCTACATTGCCGGGCCGATCACCAAGAAGTCCAACCTGAAAACCTCGTGCTACCAAATCCACATCACTGAGCTGAACAAAGCCATTGCCATGGATTCAAATGCACGCCACCTGAAAACGCTCGAGAACCACCGGCCAGAGTGGATTCAGGCGCGCGGCAATGACACCAATTACTACGATCCATTTGGACGGAACCGCAAAGTATGAAGACATTGATTCGTTCATTTGCCGGCGGTGAGGTCACTTCTGAACTGGTAGCCAGAACAGACCTGGTGAAAGTGGTTACCGGGCTGGAAAAATGCCTGAACATGATTGTTTTGCCGCAAGGCCCGGTGCAGAACCGGCCGGGCTTTCCATTTGTTCGCAAGGCCAAGTATTTCAGCGATGTGAGCAAAAATGTACGCATGTTGCCCTTTGTGTTCAGCGACAACCAGGCGTTTTCAATGGAGGTGGGCGACCAATACATTCGGTTTCACCGCAATGGCGCAACCCTGTTGGTGTCTGGTGTGGCCGCTTACAACGGTGCAACACCGTATGAACCGGGCGACCTGGTTGTTCAAGGTGGAGTTAATTACTACTGCAAGGCTGAAACCACCGGCAATGCACCGCCCAATGCCACATTCTGGTACCCGCTCGATGGCGATATTTTCGAGGTACCCACGCCGTACCTAAGCGCCGATGTAATGGACCTGCATTTTGTGCAAGAAGCCGATGTGTTCACCATTACCCACCCGAGCTACCCGCCCAGCGAATTGCGGCGAATGGGTGCGACCGATTGGGTGTTAACGCCCATTCAGTTTGAGCCCACGGTGGTGGCGCCCACCGACCTGACTGTGGAAGTGACTGACGGTACCGGCACGATTCTGTATGCCTACACGCTGACCACTGTGAACGAAGACGGTGTTGAAGAAAGCTACCAGGCGGACCAGGCATTGAACCCGGCAACAGCCAAGGCAGTGACTTCATTGACTGCTGCAAGCCCGGGCGTCTTCGGTGTGGTAGGCCATGGCTTTGTTGAGAATGATCCAGTTTACCTGGATGGGTTGGTGGGGCCAGTGTCGCTGAACGACGAGTACTACCTGGTCAACAGTGCACCCACGGTTGACACACTAACTCTGAAAACCCGCAATGGCGTTGCGATTGATACATCTGCTTTGCCGGCGTATGTGAGTGGCGGAACCATCACCTTGGCTGCTGTGAAAAACGACCTTGCAGCCGCCGATGCAAAGAACACCATTCGCTGGACTGCTGCACCTGGTGCATTTCGTTACAACGTGTACAAAGACTTCAACGGGGTATGGGGCTACATTGGCCAGGCGCAGGGAACTTCGTTCATCGACGACAACATCACGCCTGACACCACCAAAACACCACCGATACCCAACAACCCATTTGTGGGTACCGGAAACTACCCCGCAGCAGTGGGTTACTTCGAGCAGCGCCGCGTGTTTGGTGGAACCACAAACAGGCCCCAGAACATCTGGATGACCAAAAGCGCCACGGAAAACAACCTGAGCAATTCCATTCCTACCCAGGATGATGATGCGATTGCCTTTAGGGTGCGTGCGCGCGAGTTGAACACCGTTCGACATGTTGTGCCGATCGGAGACTTGCTGCTGCTGACCTCTGGCGCCGAATTCAGGGTGATCAGCCAAAACAGCGACGCACTGACCCCGAATACCATTTCAGCCCGGCCCCAGTCGTACGAAGGTGCAAACAACGTGCAACCCATTTTGACTGGCAGCAAGGTTTTGTTTGCCCAGGCTCGGGGTGGTCGTGTTCGGGAAATGGCCTATGAGTGGGAATCAAGCGGCTACAGCTCGGACGACATCAGCGTGTTGGCCCCGCATTTGTTTGACGACTACACCATCACCGACATGACCTATGCCAAGGCACCCAACAAGATTGGTTGGTTTGTGCGTAGTGATGGGCGATTGCTTGGGCTCACCTACTTGCCTGAGCAGCAGGTGGTGGCCTGGCATCAACACAGCACGCGCAAAGGCAAATTCCGTTCGGTATGCGCAATACCCGAAGGCAATGACGATATTTTGTATGCCGCTGTTGATCGTTACATCAATGGCCAGTGGGTGAAATACATTGAGTGTTCAGCTTCGCGCCGCTTTCAAGACCCAGAAGATTGCTTCTTCGTTGACTCTGGCCTTACCTATGATGGCAGCGTAAATGCTGTACTGACTCTGGATGCCGATGCACAAACTCAAGGTGCAACCGGCGTGCCGTTCTCTGCTTCCGCTGCGGTCTTTGTTGCTGGCGATGTGGGCAGGCGCATTTCCTACCGGTACCAGCTGGTCGACAGTGAAGGCGAAGGCGGTGATTTTCTTACAGCTCAGGCCACAATCACCGGCTTTGTAGATGCAAGCAATGTGACTTGCACAATCAATCGGCCTTTCCCAGCCGACTTGGCCACGATCGATGCCAATGAATGGGCACTGACCGTGACCACCATTTCCGGGCTTGATCATCTTGAAGGTGAAACGGTTTCTATCCTGGGCGACGGTGGTGTTCGCCCAGTGCGGGTGGTGACGGGTGGATCAATCACGCTGGATCAGCCAGCCGCCAAGGTACAGGTGGGGCTTGGGTACTTCTCCGACATTCAAACCTTGCCGTTGTCCATCGAGATTCAAGCCTTCGGACAGGGCTCAGTGAAAAACATCAGCAAATTGTATGTGCGCGTGCACCGTTCTCGCGGCATTTTTGTTGGCCCAGCGTTTGACCGATTGACTGAAGACAAGCCAAGGACCAATGAGCCGTATGGCGCTGCCCCGCGCCTTAAAACCACGCAAATACCGATTGTCATTCACGGCCAGTGGAAGCTGGACACTCCTATTTGTATTCGCCAGGCAGACCCATTGCCTTTGACTGTGCTTGGAATTGTTCCGGAGGTGGACATTGGCGGGTAAAAAGCTGCATTGCCTATTTGGCATTAAAGACGATCTTCATGAGTTTGCCGAAGCTGCGATCAACACCTTGCCGTTGTGTGCCATGAATGCGCCACTGACCTGGTGCCAAGACTTTGGCAGCGTTCAGGCCGGGATTCTGCACCGCGATGACAACTTTCAAATTGAACTGATTGTGGTGCAGCCCAATGTGTGGATTCCCGAGCACGTGCACCCAGGCACAGACACCATCGAATACCCCATCAGTGGCCATGTTCGATTCGTGATCAATGGACAGGCACTCTTCGATGGCTATGACGATGATAGGTTTCTGAGTTTTTCCAAAGGCAAGGGCGTTCGCATCAACCAGGGCGATGTGCATGCTGGCCAAACGCTGCCCATGGGTGCAATGTTCCTTTCTATCCAACGGTGGGACACCAAGCAGCCTGACCACATTGGGAATAACTGGGTGGGTGCGGGTGTATCTGATACACACCACAAAATTATTGAGGGGCTGCGATGAACCAAGGCCAGTTTGTGGCGCCAACGCCAGAGCACATCCAATATATTGCTGAGCACATGCGCGAGGCTGACCGGCAAGAGGTGTTTGCCATGCGAGGCGAGGATGCCGACCTGCACTATGTGTTGGCCAACGCAGTAAAACGATCAACCTGGTGCGTGTGTGGCCTTGCTGCCGATGGAACACCAGTTTCCCTGGTGGGTGTGGCGCCGGTTTCGTTAATCGGTGGTGTGGGGGCCCCGTGGTTATTGGGCACAGACCGGGTGCGGGAATTCAGCGGTGCGCTTATCCGTTATGGCCGCGATTACATTCAGTCCATGACTTCGCAGTATCCACAATTGATCAATTATGTGGATGCGCGAAACACGGCAAGTATTCGCTGGCTCAAGCGGCTGGGCTTCACCATTCATGATGCCGAACCCATTGGCCACCAAGGCTTGCCGTTTCACAAATTCACGATGGGGTAATTATGTGTGAACCAGCCTCCGCGGCAACTCTGGCCTCTGCCTCACAAGGTTTGATGATCGCCGGTACCGTAGCAGGTGCCTATGGCGCTTACAACCAAAGCAAGGCCAGCAAAGCCAGCCTGGAATACCAGGCTTCAGTTGCACGAAACAATGCCGAGTACAGCGAAAGCCAGGCGCGTGATGCCATTCGCCGTGGCCAAGTGGCCGAGAACGATGTTCGCCGCCGCACTGCACAGCTTCGAGGGTCGCAACGTGCGCGCCTGGCTGCCAACGGGATTGACCTTGGCGAAGGCAGCGCGCTGAATATTTTGTTGGACACCGACTATTTCGGTGAGCTGGATGCCTTGAATGTACGGGACAACAGCAACCGAGAAGCTGCTGCGTTGCGCACACAAGGCTCGAACCAGATTGGCAACGCCAACCTGCTGGATGCACGCGCGGGCATGGAAAGCCCTATTGGCGCAGCGCTGCCCACTTTGTTGACTGGTGCTGGTGCAGTGGCCAATTCTTGGTACCGCAATAAATCCCCAATCACCCCCAACTATTCTTTGCCGACCCAGCCAAGCCTTGGTTTCAAAGTGAGGTAAGACATGCCCACCGTACCCAAGTATCAGCAGCAAACCGAGCTGCGTGGTTTACCCAGCGTTCAACAACAAAGCATTGCTTCGCCCGAGTTGCTGGGCGCTGGTGCCCGCCAGACACAAGAGGCTGGCAACGCCTTGTTGCGTGCCGGCGCAGGGCTGAGCAACATTGCAGCCGACATGCAGCAGCGTGAAGACGCTGACATGGTGTTTCAGGCCGAGGCCGCTTTTCGTGAAAGCCTGATTGGCTTTGAGCAAGAGGCGCTGACACGCACTGGCAACAAAGCCTGGGGAATTACCAAGGATGTGGACAAGTGGTTTCAGGACAACGTGGCGAAGTATTCCGAAGGCCTTACCAACGATCGTCAAAGGGCAATATTTAATCAAACTGCAACCAAGATGAAGTTACCGAGCATTGAGCGGTTCTCATCATTTGAGAATCAGCAACGGGTAAAGTCGCTTGAGCAATCCACCAATGCCACTCTTGAAACCCTGATCAACAGCGCGGCCACCACTGCGCAGATGATGAACAGTGAAGAGTTTTCAACTGCTGGTACCACGCAAACTGGGCCAGATGGTAAACCGGTACCCGGGCCACTGAGCGCACTGCAAAGCATGAAGCAAGACGGTTTGCGCCGCCTGGAATTCTATGCTGCTGACACTGGCGAGGATTCAAGCGTAACCAACCTAAAAAAGCAGCTTTACACCAGCAAGTTTCACAAGCAGGTCATTCAGGCGCGCATTGATGCCGACCCCAGCAGCGCCAAGGCTTATTACGAGGCCAACAAGGAAGAGATTGCCGGTGCTGAACGACTGAACCTTGAGGAATTGGTGCGCACTGGCGAAATGAAGGTGAAGGCCCAGTCGTTTGCCGATGCAGCTTTGAACGATGGTTTGACTGAGGTGGACGCCATTCGACAGGCGCGAGAATCGTTTCAAGGCCAAGACGAAGAGTTTGTTGTGGCCGAGATCAAAACCCGCTTTGGTGAACTGAGCCAGGCACGGGAAAGCGATCAACGCCAGGCAGCTGACGAAGCCTACGATGTGTTTTCCAGAACTGGCAGATTGTCATCAATTCCAGCCAGTGTGTTGAACCGCATGGACGGTAAAACGCGACTGGCCTTGCGCAAAGAAGCTCAAAGTATGGCCGAGGGAAGGGCGATCAAGACCGACGACAACGTGTATTACAGTTTGCATCAGGAAGCGATCAATAATCCGGCCGTATTTGCAAAGCGTGATTTGCGCCAGGTGTTCGACAAGCTGAGCCCTTCGGATCGACAGGAAATGATCAAGCTGCAGGGCAAGGTTCAACAGCCAGATGAACTGAAGGACTTGCGCACATACGACCAGCAATTGACCTTGCGGTACCGCGATCTTGGTTGGGACAACAAAGACACCAAACAAAAAGCCCAGTTTGAACGTGCGGCAAACGATGCGATTGTTGCCGAGCAGGTGGCCAATGGCAAGAAGCTGACATTTGATGAGCGTGAAAAGGTGCTCGATCGATTGCTTATTCAGGGTGGCGGTACCTGGTATTCAGCCAGCAAGCGCTTGTTTGAAGTGCAGGGCACAGAGGATGAAGCAGCCTTTGTTCGTGGTTTGGAGCCAGAAAAAAAGACATCCGCCCTGATTCAATCTATTCCGGCAATAGAGCGTCAGCAAATTGAGCAGGCTCTCAGGGCTGACGGTCGACCAGTCACAGAGCAGGCCATTCTTAACCTGTACACAGAAGTGAACCGCTGATGGACAACAAATACCTGGATTACCTGCAATCAAACCCGCAGGCAGCTGAGCCAGCACCAACGGTGAACCAGCCAACAGCAAACCCGTACTCGGAGTATTTGCAAAGCGAAAAGCGTAAGGCCTTGCGATCGAGCATGGTGAGTGCCATGGACGTGGAACCTGATGCTGCTGGCAAAGCACGAAGGCTTGCCCAGCAGTCGGGCATTCCTGCAGCGGTCGTAGAACGGAACCTGCCCGATGTTGAGCGACAAGTTCAGCTGCAACAGTTTGACGGGCTGGTGACCGAAAGCCCACGCTTGGCCAACGAACTGCAGAACCCCGAATTTGCCAAGATTGCCCGCGACGATTTGGACGTGCTCAAACGCATGGAGTCCAAGCTGTATGGTGGGATGAAGCCGATTGAGCGCGGCTTTTTTGGTGCCATCACCGAGCCTGTACAACGAGGCTTCGCTCGAGCGCGTGGTTCAATTTCGATTATTGCCAGCGAGCTGGGCCTGTACGATGGGGCCCCGGAAGAACTTGCAGTGAACCTGGCGCAACGCAATCGAGAGGTTGAACGTTTCCCGATGCCGGCCAATGTGGCAGATGGCTTGACGGAAATTACTCAGTATTCTCGACTGGGAGAAACGGCAAAGGCCGCTGGGGCAATTATCCGCAACCCACAATCTGTGCTGGAAGTGACGCTCGAATCCTTGGGTGCTAGTTCGCCCGGAATTGCTGCTTTTGCACTAGGGTCAGCATTTGGACCTGTTGGCGGTGCTGTAGGCGCAGGAACGGGAAGCTTCGCCGTGGAATATGCAAACACCATTAACGAGGTGGTGACAGAAAGCGGTGGCAGCACAACCGATGCCTTTTCAATTGGCCGCGCGATGGCCAACCCAGAAGTGATGGAGGCAGCGCGCGAGAAGGCATTAAAGCGAGGCATTCCAATTGCATTGTTTGATGCACTTACCGCGGGTGTGGCGGGTCGATTGCTGGCTGGCGCCACTTCGTCAACCGGATCAGTTGCAGCACGCACGGCTGGTGAATTGGGTATTCAGGCGACTGGTGGCGCAGCTGGTGAAGCAACTGCACAGGGTTTGACTGGTGAATTCAATCCCGGCGAAATTCTGCTTGAGGCATTTGCCGAAATTCCAACGGCCATTATTGAGGTGCCAGCCAATTACCGGGATGCGCGCGGTGCAGCCAGAATGCGCGACACGATCGCAGCGGCTGAGAAGGTGCAACAACAGATTCAAGCGCAAGTTAACCAGGCACAGGGCGCAGAGCAAAATGCCCAAGTACTGCGTGACATGGCAGCGGACAGCAGCGCCAGTAAGGCCCGAGAGCGCGACCCAAAGGCGTTTGAGCAGTACATCGACCGTGTTGTTGAAGACGGCCCAGTTCAGGACCTGTACATCGATGCCCAAACACTGGTGAACAAGTTGAACCAGTCTGGTATCAGCGTGGCTGAATTGAGCCAGGCCTCCCCAAGTGTTGCCGCACAGTTGCCCGAGGCCTTGGCTGCCGGCGGCGATATTGTGATTCCCGTATCGGAATACATGGCGAGGGTGGCGGGTACCGGGCTGGATGAAGCGCTGATTCCTTCCTTGCGCACCGATGTAAGCGCCATGAGCGAGGAACAGGCTCAGGTGTTTTACCAGGAGCAAACGCAGGTTTTCCAGCAGGAAGCTGAGCGTGTAATTGGCCAACAAGCGCAGACCGACGCTTTTATGGAGAGTGCTGACCAGGTAGAGGGGCAGTTACTCGAGCAACTGAACAAGGCCGGTCGCTTTCAGCCTCGTTCAAACGAACTGAAAGCCAGCTTTGCCAAGTCGTTTTATTCCACCTTGGCCGATACCTTGGGTGTAACCCCGACCGAGGCTTTTGAGCGGTACCCATTGCAGATTCGGGCAGACTTTCTGCCTGATTTGGCAGGTGGCGGGCGGTTTGATCAGGCAAAAGCTGATGAACCAGTAATGGACTTTGAGCAGGCGCGTGAATATTTCAAAGCCAATTTGCAGGGTAAAGAAATTGATAGGCCAGGCCTGGGTAAGGTAAGAATTACCGGAAAGGGATGGAAAAAGTTTAAGGGTGGGGTGAAGGCCGATCCCTCAAAAACAGATTTATTGCAGTTTATTCCCGATGTTATTCAGTCCGGTGAATACATCGGACGCTTTCCTTTGGATAAGGTGCGTAGCGATGACATTGTGGCGTTTCATCACATTCAGAAGACCGTACAACTTCGCGGCAACGACGTTCGAGTAGGTGTGACGCTGGGTGAGGATCAGTTCGGCAATTTGTTTTACAACATCAACCGTGATCCAGATGCGCTGCTTCAAAAGAAAAAGGGCTCTGATGTTACCGGGGAAATAGCCCCGGGTTCAGAACCCTCGGAGGGTGCGAACACCCTGAGTCAAAGTGTATTGGATGATGGGTCTGAGGTCAATATTGAGATTTTGGAGCAAGGAGAACGCGGCTCAATCGCCTTTGGCAACGACATAACCCAAACGCCTTCAGTGCTTACACTGGCCGCTGGTTCAGACCTCAGCACCTTTTTCCATGAAAGTGGCCACTTCTTCCTTGAGGTGTATTCCGACTTGGCCAGCAGGCCAGATGCACCAGCTCGAGTGCAAAGCGACATGGCCGCGATTCTGGACTGGATGGGTGTAAAAGGTTCGCCCGAGCTTACGCCCTTGCAACAGTGGCGGGCAATGAGCATTGATGAACGCCGCCCCATGCATGAAAAGTTTGCCCGTGGGTTTGAGGCTTATTTAATCAAAGGCGAGGCACCCAGCCTTGAACTGCGCGACGCTTTCCGCACCTTCAGTGCCTGGATCAAGAATGTGTACAAGAACCTGTTGGCTCAGTTCCGTGGCAATACTGACCGCGCATTGGACACCAACCTGAGCCCGGAAATTCGCCAGGTGATGGACCGTATGCTGGCCACTGATGCGCAAATTCAACAGGCCGAGTTTGCCCGCTCGATGTTCCCCACCGTCCAAACCGCTGAAGAAGCAGGCATGAACCAGGAGCAGTGGGAGGCATACCAGGCGAAAGGCAAAGACGCGACCGCCACCGCTGTTGAGCAGTTGCAGCGCAAGAGCCTGGCCGACATGAAGTGGTTTGCTAATGCCAAGGGTAAGGCGATCAAGGAAATTCAAGCCAGAGCGCGAGATATTCGAAAACAAATGATGGCTGATGTTACGGCTGAAGTGATGGCTCGACCAATTTATCAAGCCTGGCAGTTTCTCAAATCAAAATCAGATGGACCAGATACCCCGGCTGGTAAGTTTTCGGTGGAAGCGCTTTCTGAAATGTATGGCGGCAAGGGCGATTCTGGGTTTGATAAATATGCCCTGCTGGATTGGCAGCGCTTAACCTCAGAAAGAATGACTTCAGCGAAAGAGGGCATTCATCCTGATTATGTTGCTGATATGTTTGGTTTTTCTTCTGGCGATGATTTGGTTCGGATGTTGATTAAAGCTGAAAAACCATCCGAGGTAATTGAACGTTTAACTGACGAACGCCTTTTGCAAGAGTATTCCGAGCTGGCCACCGCTGAGCAAATTGAGCGTGCAGCGGAAGAAGCAATTCACAATGACGCCCGCGCCCGCTTTGTGGCCACAGAGCTTGAGGCACTGAATCAAATCAATAACCAGCGCGAGAGAACCCCGCGCGGTGGTTCGGTAAACCTGATTTTGAAGGCCGCTAAACAGTTTGCCAGAGATATAGTGGGGCGCAAAAAGCTGAAGGATATTCGCCCAAGCCAGTTTGCCAATGCCGAGTCGAAGGCAGGGCGCGAAGCCATGGCAGCACAGAAGGCGGGAGATTATGCCGCGCTGGCACAGGCCAAGCGAAATCAGGTATTGAACGGCGCTGTAACCAAAGAAGCCGTGGCGGCACTGGATGAAATAGCGAAAATCAGGAAGTTTTTCACTTTTGTAACCAAAGGCAACAATAAAACTTTGGTTGAAAAAGGACGAAACCCAGACATCGTAAATGCAGCTAGGGCAATTCTTTCGGCTTACGGGTTGGCTCCTCGACTCAAGAATAGCGCACAGGAGTACATGGAGGTTCTGAAGCGTGAAGACCCGCGGATGTTTGAGTCATTAAATCCATCTGTGGAAAGAGCGATTGCAGATGCAAAGCCGCTCAATGAGCTGACCCTTGATGAGCTGCGCGTTTTAAACCAAGAAATCGATTCAATGTGGAACGCTGCCAAGCGCATGCGTGAAATAGAAATTGATGGAAAGAAAGTTAATCTTGATGACATTGCCGCAGCTGTAGGTGATCGAATCAACGAGATAGGCGTTCCAAGTGAAGTGCCCGGTGAAAAAAGTGCACTTACTGACCAAGACCGTGCGCGAAAGGGTTTGCAGTTTGCCGGAGCCCTGCTTAGGCGCGTTGAGCAATGGGCGGAAGCAAAAGACGGCAAGTTTGGTGGCCCGTTCTTGCGTTACATTTTCCAGCCAGTTAAAGAAGCGGCAGACCGGTACCGTACAGACAGGATGAAATACAGAAAGCAATATGCGGAACTGGTCAAGGAAGTGGCACCGAACATCCAGAAAGGTAAAATTGAAGCACCTGAGCTTGGGTATACCTTCGGAGCCGGGAAAAACGGTGTTGGCACGGCGGAATTACTGCATGCGATATTGCACACGGGCAATGAATCAAATAAACGAAAGTTGCTACTTGGCAGGAAGTGGGCAACACAAAACCCTGACGGCTCTCTTGATACATCGCGGTGGGATAACTTCATTAACAGAATGCATGCCGATGGGCTGCTAAAAAAAGAGCATTACGATTTTGCACAGGGCGTATGGGATTTACTTGAGGAAATGAAGCCACTTGCCCAAAAGGCCCATCGCGATGTCTATGGTCGGTATTTTGATGAAGTGACGGCTGATGGTTTTGACACTCCGTTTGGGGTTTATAAGGGTGGCTATGTGCCCGCGCAAGCAGACCCGGAGATTGTTCCTGATGCGGCTTTGCGCAAACTGGCCGAGGCAGAAAACGAGAACATGGCCTTTTCATTTCCATCGACATCCAAAGGTTTTACCAAGTCACGGACTGAGTACAACAGGCCGCTCGTTTTAGACCTTAGAACACTTGCCCAGCACATAGACAAAGTTTTGCTGTTTTCCCACATGGAAGCCCCGGTGCGAGATGTTCAGCGGCTTTTAATGAGGAAGGAGGTAAGCTACGGCTTAAACAGGATGGACCCAGCGGCCTACGAGGGTATGCTGATACCCTGGTTGAACCGGTCAGCACGGCAACAGGTTGAAACGCCTATTGTTGGTGACGGTCGGGTTTCTCGTGTTCTTTCTGTCGTGAGAAATCGGGCCGGTATGCAGCTGATGTTTGGAAATATATCGAACACGCTTCAACAAATTACAGGCTTTGTCAGTATTTTTGGAGCAGGCATAAAGCCTTCATACATCAAGCGCGCAACCGCTCAATACATTTCGAATCCACGAAAAACCAGCGAATTGGTGGCTGAAGCCTCAATTGCGATGCGTGATCGTATGCAAAACGAAATAGCAGCGATAAATGATTCAATGAGCCAAATTCTTTTGAATCCAACGCTGTATCAAAATGCTCAAGCTTGGTCGCAAAAGCACGCTTATTTTCTTCAAGCGGCGTTTGATAACGTGATAAGCCCAATCGTTTGGCTTGGGGCATACAACCAAGCTCTATCTGAAAAAATGAGCGATCAAGACGCTGTGCGTTTTGCAGATGGAGTTGTTCGAAAAACTCAAGGGTCAAACCAAGCTGAGGATGTGAGCAGAATTGAAACTGGCCCGGCATATGCCAGGATGTCCACTCAGTTTTTTGGCCATTTCAATATGGTGGCGAACACCACTGTTACTGGGCTGCAGCAGGTGGCGAGCGATGTCGGCTTGGTTAAGGGGGCTGGCCGAGCCTTGGGTATCGTTTTTTTTGGTGTTCTAGCTCCCGCCTGGATTGCAGAGGCAATTGCAATAGCGTTTCGTGGCGGCCCAGAAGATGAGGATGATGACGGTTACTTAGATGACTGGTTGTCTCAAGCTATTGGCATGGGCACTTTAAAAACTTTGCTGGCTGGTATTCCATTTGTTGGCCAATTAGCCAATGCCGGTATCAATCGTTTCAACGGTAACCCGATGGATGATCGGGTGGGCGCCTCACCAGCGGTGAGCCTGCTTGAGTCTTCAGTTGGAGCACCTTCTACAGTTTATAAAGCCATGGTTGAAGATGGAAGTAAGGCTCGTGCTGTGAAAGATGTTGCTACAGCCGTGGGTATTGTTACTGGTTTGCCAGCCATGGCCGCATCTAGACCAATAAGTTACCTTGTTGGAGTGGCAGATGGGCAAATAGAGCCTACCAGCCCGGTCGATGCTGTGCGCGGCCTTGTGACGGGGACACCAAGCAAAGAAAGCCGTCAATAAATTAAAGGCTGGGTTGCCTGGGAAGAAGGTGAAGCACCGGCCACTTCAATTCTGCTTGGCCCACCCTCACGAGATTGATGGGGTGCGCTTAACCCCGGCGATGCACGTGAAAATTCGTGCATCGCCAAGGGGTACCGCACATGACAGTTCAAAGCACAGATCGCAAAGCAGGGCCGTTTTTCGGCGGCACCATTCTCCCGTTCGAATTCAAAGTTTTCTCAAAAGAAGACATTCAGGTTATTTGGACCAGTGCCGCTGGTGTTGAAAGCATCTTGGTACTGGACAGCGAATACTCTGTAACCCTGAACCCAGATCAAGACAACACACCAGGCGGTTCGGTCACATTGAACACCGCAATTTCCGGTGGGGCAAATACTGTAATTATTGGTGACCTTATTTATGATCAAGGCACCGATATTCGAAACCAATCAGGTTTTGAACCCGAGACTATTGAAGACGCGCTGGATCGCGTGACGATTCTGGTACAACAGCTGCTTGAAATGGCAAAACGAACATTGCGCATTCCAGCATCTTCCAGTTCATCGATCAGCACTCAACTTCCCCAGCCTACCGCAGGAAACGTGCTGGGCTGGAACGGCGAAGCCAATCAACTGGTAAATCTATCCCCGCAAGACATTGCCACCACGGTGGCTTTTGGTACCGCTTTTGTGGACCAGTTCGAAGGCGACGATGTTGAAACCGAGTTTTCACTAAGCGCAAACCCAGCGCTGCTGGCCAACATGGATGTGCAGGTTGATGGCGTTTCACTGCGCAACGGGATTGATTTTGTGCTGCTGGCCGGCGCTGTAATCAAGTTTACAACCCCACCTGCTGCGCCCAGCGTGCCAGGAGAGCCCAATATTCAAGTTCGTGGAACCGTGGCAGTTCCACAAGGGTTTGATACCGCTGATGTGGTTGTTACGCAGTTGCCGGAGTCGGGTTTATGGACGACTGTGCAGGGGTTTATTAACCGGATTGTGTCGAGCATTGGGGCTTCGATTGTTGGATTTATTCAGAATGGCGTATACGCTATACAGCGGAGTGTTCAAGATAAACTTCGAGAATATGTGAGTGTTTCAGATTACGCCAGCTTTCAAGACGCAATTAACACCGGAAGGCATGTCACTATTCCAGATGGGGTTATGGTCACGGTTTCCGAGGCTTTGACCGGATTAGTTCCTGGACAAGTGATTAAGGTTCAAGGAGTCGTCTTAGCTCAAGTCGCAAAGTGGCTGGTTATTGATGGTGCAGATTATACAAAGGTAGTTGGCTTTGGTGGCGAGGTTCGTTTTGACTCAGCCGTTATCAACAACCGTGACGGAGTAAGTAGCATTGGCGCTGGTATTCACATCACCAATTCTTCTTACGTTGAAGTGTCCGGCCTAAAAGTCACGGCACTCAACAGCGACCGCACACTGACTTCGTTCGTTGTAGGCACCAAAAGTTCAGTGGGTTCTGTCGTCAGAGACAACGTGCTGACTAATATCGGTATTGGCGTGATTGCTGGATGGACTGACGATGTAACTCAGCAAGACTTGAACGACGTTCCAACAAGTAAATGGACGATTAAGAAAAACACATTCAACAATTGCGGTCGCGCGGCTTATGCAAACATCATGATCCGCTCAAAGAACAATTCGTTCTCTCGAACAGACCCTTACGCTTACACAGCGCACCGAATCATTGGCAATAAAACCAACGGGCTTGGCGGCGGCGGCGCATCGGACATTGCCATTGAATACTGGTCAAATGGTGGCGTGATTCGGGACAACGTGCTAATTGGCAATGATGTTGATACGTTTTCACATATTGCTATTTCATGCGCCAAGGCCTACGACAAAACAATTACAGGTAACGAAATTCGCGGCGCTTGGAATTACCAGGGCATTGAGCTTGCAACTTGCGACTCTTGCATTGTTTCAAACAACAAAATATATGGCTTGACCAACGCAGACGCGAACTGTGCGGCTGTAGGTGTTTCTGTGGCTGTTGTTGGTGATCCAGCATCTAATTCGAACATCATTCAAGGTAATGCTTTCGTAGATTGTAAGGTAGGTGTTTTAACTGGTGGCGCATCAACTGCCGTGCCTTATGCTGCAAAAACGGTGATTACTGGAAACAGTTTTGAAGGCACTACCCAAAGGTCGGTCTATAACTTCGGGCAAAACACGCTTATTTCTGGGAACTCATTTAAAGGAGCAACTCCTGTTGAGGTGCTCTATGGCTCTGTAGATGTTGTTGGAAACTACATCACGACAACTTCACCATTTGCTCTTTATGCACTTGCAACAGCAGGTGAGGTGAACGTAAAAAACAACAAATTTGAAGGCTGGGGAACATCTGGTCAAAATGGAGCGATTTACTTTACTCATGCCGCTAGCGGGCAAATTGTTGGCAACAAGTTTCTTTCTGATGGCCGCTCTCAAAGCGGATGGTCATTTGGGATGGTCGCGTTGGTTAAGCCCAGCGCAGCCGGGTCGGCAAACGATACGCCGCACTTTGTTGGGAATGATAATTTCTATAGTGGCGTTTTGGCTCAATTACCTTCTGCGGTTGGTGCATACGGCCCATTTAACACGGGAATTGGACGATCCTACTATTCAGACATGTTTGTTTCAGGGGTGCCGAATAAAGTTATATTTGGTGGTTCAGCCCCCACAGCCGGAACTTGGGCGGTCGGTGATCGGTGTATGAACACTGCGCCCGCTGCAAGCGGAAACATTGGGTGGGTTTGTGTAACAGCGGGAACTCCTGGAACATGGAAAACGTTTGGAGCTATTTCTGCGTAAAGTTTTAATGATTTGATTGATAAAGCAATAGTTTTTTTCCAACGGTGCACATACCAACCATCACATTTCCTACCATGAGCCTCACTGATTAATCGGTGGGGCCTTTTTCATGGTGCGCTTAAAACCGCTCCACCTTATTAGCATTGTTCCAGTTACACACAACCTGAGACCCTGCAATGAAAGTTGAAGATACCGCTGTTTTTTTCTCAAACAGAACAACCGAGGCCGGTGCAATCACCGGCGTAGTGGGGTGGATGGCCTCAGTCAATTGGATTGGTTGGGCTGGTGTGTTCATCGCGCTGCTTGGCCTGTTTGCAAATCTGTATTACCAACGTCGCCGTGATCGTCGTGAACAGGCTGAAAGCGAAGCCCGCTTGGAAGCACTTCGCAGGCAGCGTAACCCATGATTACCTTTCGGCAAAAAGTAGGCGGAGCTGTACTGGCTGCCTCTGCCACGCTGGTTGGTACCGTGGCCATGTGGGAGGGCACTGAGTATGTGCCTTACCGCGACATTGTTGGGGTGCTCACCGTGTGCCAGGGATACACCGGCCCCGGCATTGTGCCTGGCAAGGTGTACACCAAGGCTGAGTGCGACCAGCTGCTGGTGCAGGAATTGACCCACCATGGCCAAGGCGTGCTGAAGTGCACCAAAGTGCCGCTCAACCAAAACCAATACGATGCACTGGTTTCGTTTACTTACAACGTTGGGGTGGGTGCGTACTGTGGCAGCACACTGGTTCGAAAGCTGAACCAGGGCGATTACACCGGAGCTTGCAATGAGCTTCGCCGCTGGGTGTATGCCGGTGGCAAACGTGTTCAGGGGTTGGCCAACCGGCGAGAGTCGGAAAGGGCGCTTTGCTTGAAGCCCATGCCCACGCCCGATATCCCAGTTGAGGTGGCCACATCATGA